AATATAAATCAAACAATATCCGACACATTCAGCGTCGTGTTTTACAATAAAAAACTTTAACCAGCCATCATTATTAAATTTGATGTACCTGTCTAGTTGCGGATTAAATGGCGAAATTTTTATGCCATCTTTTTCTAATCGTTCTTTCATTTCTTGGTAATGCTCACTCGTCAATCGGCAAAAATCAGGCAAATTGTTTGCTATTTTTGCTTCATGAAAAGTGTACATATTTAGCCTTATAAAACAGAGTTGGCAGGCTGGTAGACATAATCGACATTGGTGAATCGTACTTCTGCCCCGTTATTTTGCACTTTAAGCCTTAGTGCGGCAGAGTTTGCCACTGCCCCGACAGTATTCCAGCCAGTCGTCGAACGAAGCCCACCACCCCAGACCATCGTACCCCATGTCATCGAACTCCACACCATGCCAGTAGGCGCGACAAAACTTAACGTGCCTTGTGGGGCTTGTGCCAGATAGTTTGTATTCAGTCCATATAACGCAGTCGGGTTTCCGCTCGTTAAAATGTATGGGCGCACCATTGTGAAATACTTGTTGAATGCCTTATTGCCAAAGTAACCGAAAGCGGTCAAACAGTCAGCTTGTATGGGCGCGGTCACGTCAACATTAGACACCCACGCTTTGTAGACTTTGGTGTTGTCTGCGTAATAAAGCCCTGTTGAGGCACGCAACAACACGTTCGCATTCCAGCCGGTGAACTTAGTCCATGCGCCAGTAATTGTGTTTTGTGCGAACTGATACGCCCCGCCGGTTGCCGGTACGTTCAATAACATCATGTTTTCTTCGGGGAAAAGACACAATTGCCACCCGAATGCTGACGAGAAAGAATTGGCAGCTATTGAGACACTATTCTGTATTTTGTCGGTCAAAGCCACTCGTCTATCGACACTTGCGGACAATAACCCTCTGCCTAAAGGAAATACACCCTCGGTCGTATTAACAGCTAGATCGCCGCCGTACTTTGCCGCGCATCGTCTGCCTAGTGGTCGCCCAAGCTGAAACACGCCAATGATCGAAAAATCACCGCCCGCACCTGGATTGCTTCCTCGATAAACCGCTACCTCGCCATTAGTAGATAGCACGACAAAGTGATCGTCAGCGCCAGAGCCAGCGTCAACCGTCCATGTATAACAAGCCTGAATTGAACCGCCATTTCTAAACACGCTTGACAAGTCAAGAGTGCCAGCAGCGCCCCCAACCTGACCAACCGGCAGAAATGCCACCGTCATACTGTTTTTAACGACAAAGTACAACCTCGACTTAAACACGCAAACATGCACCAGGCTGGTAGTTGTAACGCCAGTAATCGAAGGCGACGACGCACCATCAATGGCCGTCCAGGTGGTGCCGTTGAATAACTGAGGCTTATCTACCCCGTTCACTAAGTACAGAAAAGACCCGCCAGCGGTCGTCACGTTAGCATCTTGCCACTGAGCCGAAGTCTGGCCGGTAACGACTGCCGCGCCAAGCGTTCCAGCGGTTGTAACGTCAAATATAGACCCACCCGCCGCAGCAAATAGCTTAGATACGCCTGACGTTGGAAGATACTCAACCAGCGTTTGCACTGGGTTTGTAAAGCCGGTAACGTGGTTTGCGCTACCTTTTCTGATGCCTAAGTAACCCGGATATGGCCACCAGTTTTCAAGAATGGGCGCGTACTGAGCAGGCATGTCGGCAATGCTATCGCGGTCATTGAGACCACCAACTGGGGCGGGAATAGAGGTAGCGCGTGCTGTTGCCATTATTTGATGCCCATTAAGCCATTTTTACGTATAAGCGAATCGCCAACAAATGAAAATGGCCTTGAATTAGTTTCAATTTTTTCAACAATAGATTTTCCAGAAAGAGACGGTCGCAATGTTTTTTCGTATTCTTCAATAGTGCCAACTAATGCGCCGGGCGAAAATCTCGCATAAGGCAAAGGAGCAGGGTTTAGTCCTGTTGTGTAGTCTTGAAAGTATCGAACCAAATCATCTGTTGTGTTTCCTGAAAACGGGTCTGATGAAACCGTATTACCCCAAAAACTAGGATGATCTGCAAATCTGGCTTTAAATGGAACAGAATTTGGTCCAGTAACTATTGAATAAGGATCGCGTTTTGATAATGCGCCTGATTTTGTGAAATTTGGCTTCATTGCTGTTACATAAACAGAGCCGCCTTGTGCTTGTTCAATATTTGCCTTATAACCTAATGACTCAAGTTTTTGAGCGTAACTTAACGCATCATCTAAATTATTACTGAGTTCGCCTGACGGCATATAAACTGCCCCGCGTTGTCCAGCAAAGCCAGGGGTGTTTAATGTAGCTGGTGCCATAGCGTTTTCAATTGCGCGGTTAGCACCTGCCGCTATTTGTGGCGCTTTGGCTGTCGCCGCCATAGGAAAAATCATTCCAAAAGTTTCGCCTACGGTTTTCGGTATTCCTTCTTGTACTGGAACGGTCAACCCTACATCCTCCATCCAGCGCGAGCCGCCTAATGCATTCTCAGGAACAGGCACGCCCATTTTGCGAAGCCCGGCGGCTATTAAGTCCACCGGCGCAGAGACACCGCTTGCTATGGTGTTTGAGGCGCTTTGTGCGGTATCTCGCAACGCTTTAATCAGGGCTTTTTTGTCCATATCAGCTTGGGAAATTTCCGTCTTGAATGTTCCACTCGGTCAACAGAATATTACGCGGGAATGAGCCAAGTGACAATTTTTGAGCCGATTTGTCCTGCGCTTTTATGGTATCAAACATGGCGCGAAACTCGGAAACATCAAAACTTGCATCCAAGCCTTTCGCAGCCTTCCATTGCACCTTGAGACCAGTTAGCATCAGCGAATCATCAAACATTGACACGTCTGTGTCAGCTTGGTATTTGTACCGATAAACACCGCCGCCAGCATCAATCCAGTTTTTCGAGACATAGAAAAACGAAAGGTCAAGGCCGCCAGTAGCGGGGTCAACCTCGACGAAGTTATTAGCTATTCTGAAACGAAGATTGGGGCCTTGGCTGATAATGGCTGATTTGTATATCTGCCACTCTTGAGTAGTCGCAGGGCCTATCAGCGGCCATCGTGACGTTCTATCCCATTCGGTCTGCGGTATTTGTCTGAGCCAGTCAACAGGTAGAGCATATTGCGACTGCCCTTGTACTGTGGTGAAGCTGTACTCTTTATTTAGCTTCTGCCATTCATACTGCCGAGAAATGTCACGTCCGAGCCTGTTTGCCAGCGCCAGCAATTGAACGACCTGCGGGTCTGTATTGCCGACAACAAAGCTCGGACTTGGTAATAACCCCAACTCGCCGGTGACTTGTTGTATCAGTTCGAGCAGGGTGTAATTCATTTATTCCTCGACTTCCTCTTTGATTTGTCGTTTGCGTTTGATTTCAGGGTTTTGCAATGAAGCTTTCAGCGCTTCAAATTCTTGCTTGAGCTTTTCGTTTTCAGCCTGCAATGCGCTAATCGGCGCATTCCCTGCCGCAGCCGCTAAGTAATCACGCGCTTTCTTGCGTAATTCCATCCAGCCAATACCAATACGCTGTAATGCAGCATCGTTGACTTCGGCCAAGTTTTCAACAGTGCGAATGCCAAAATACTCGGCTTCTTTACACTGCGACTTTGTTACCTGCGGCCATTGCGACAAAGGCGTTCCGATCACTTCGCCAGCCAGTCCCGCCTCAAATTCACGCCACTGGCGGTTATATTTTTGCTTGTAGTGCTCGTCTGCTTTTACTTCAAGAATGTTCAAACGATCACCGGGGTGTTGAATACGAATGAAAGGCATTTCCTTAAAAATAGGACGGCCAGCCTTTTCGCTTTCGTACCTTAGCTCAACGGATTCCATGAAAAACTCTACAAAACTGCCGGATTGAGGATTGCTCATATCGACTTTCTAAAAATGCCCGAAGGCGTTGATAAAACAGGGGCATAAAGCCCCTGCCCTTAATACGTAACCCAGTTAAGGTTATTTCGACCTAAAAAACGACCTTGACCAGCAGCCGCAACTGAAAAACCAGCATTGGCAGCTAAAGCGTTAATAGCACCACCCGTTGCCGGATAGACTAAGACAGCGTTAGCCCCAAGGTTTTTCACAGTAACCTCTGCACCAGGTTCAGCCGGGGGCAAAATAACACCAGTACTGGCTGCCGCTGTCGTTACTATGACATGAGCGCCAGTTACTAGGGTTGCCGTGCCTTGCGTTGAACCCGCAGCGGTCACGTTGTCTTGAACGTCGCCACACACCTGTTCGGTTAGTGCAGCAGCCATTCCGACACCCATACACCGTGAAGGGTAGCTCATAATCTACTCCTTAAACAGAAGCAGCAGAGAACCAGCCGCGATCACCAGTCGCCATAGCAACCGCAGGCGAACGGTATGAACCGCCCGTAGCAGTCACTAAAAACGTGGTAGCGTTGACGGTACATACTGCGGTCGAGGCGGTAATAGTCGCGTTAGCTTGTGCATAAACATAACGACGACCATCAGAGCCAAGAGTTTGAGTACCCAATTGCGGTGCATCTTCTGCGCCAGAAGTGGGGCCAACATCAGCGGCCAGAGTGATGGTATTGAAATCA